TTCCATCTGGCGAAAGCTCAACAAACTCCCCCACAAATGATCCATTGTACTTATCAGATGCTTTAGCATATTCTTCGTCAAGCGCTATGACTTTAGCCCTTTTTTCTGGAGAAAGGGCGTTGTTTCTCATTACTGTGAGTCTAGTAGCAAGCCTATCCAAAATCTTTTTCTTTCTTGGTTCTTCAGCTATTCCCGGTCTGCGGCTTTCTCTTCTAATATCAACAAGAGTATTCTGTAGCTCAGAAAGAGTAGATTCTTTGTTTTTAAGGCTATTCTGCCATTCAAGAATATTACGGTCTCCTAAAACTAAGCTATTCTCTACTTCAAGCCCAGCCTCTTTAGCCTCTCTAAATATTCTTTCATCAGTAATACTTATTGATTTAAGTATGCTTTGACCAAATTCTTCTTGTATCGCTTCTGCTTCTGCTCTTAAAGGAGCAAGTGAAACAGGAATAGTTTCTGCGTCTGCAAAGATAGCAGTATATCTTGGAGAAAAGTTTTCTGTGTAAAGCTCTCTTACCCCACGCTCAATTTGACCCCTAGCAACTTTAGCAGCCGCTTCTGGAGTCTCTGCTGATCTGGCTAATACTGGGTCAACAGCTTCTGTTAGAGCCTGTCTGTATCTTTCTACAGCAGCCTCTCCCTCAAGACGAAAAACTTCACCAAGAAGCTGACTTTCTTCTGGAGTAACCCTATCTCCAAAAAGTCTATCTTTAAGCGTGTTTTCTATTTGAATTTGATCGGCTTCGATAGTACGAAGAGGGTTGTTGGGCGGGCCGCTGGTTCTTGCGGACCCTTCTGCAAGTTTAAGCTCTGGGCTATCAGCCGCCTGTCCCGCTGTAACAGGTAGTTGCTCTCCTGTTTCTTTTTGAACCTCTCTACGAAGCTGTCTAGCTTTCTCAAACGCCTCATCAAGATTGTCTGTGTCGTTTAGAGCCCTCATTAAAGTAGGGGAAGCATTCATTTGACGGGCTAGATACATTCTAAGCCCTTGCGTGAGCGCTCCGCCTGCTAAAGTAAAAAGACTAGCTTGCATGCCTCTTTCGGCAGCAATGTCGTTTAATTCTTCATCAGATAAGTCTGGTAAATACCCGTACTCTTTTGCTGTCTGCAATCTAAGTTTTGTGCCAGCGTATTCGCCTAAACCTACACCGCCAACAGTACCGGCGGCGATGCCTGCTGGGTTGCCTCCAGTTAATGTGGCTGCTGCGCCTGCACCACTTACGCCTCCCGCAACGCCAACACCAAGAACACCAGTTTCCGGCCCTGCCGCTGGCAAATCTCTTAAATCAAATCCGGGCGGGTTAGCCAGTGACCATTGTTTTTGACCAGACTTTCTCCACTCAAGGCTGCCAGTTTCTGGGCCAACGCGAGCTTCATACTCGTCACCCATAGCATTACTAAAGACTTTCGCTTGTTGAGCTGGAGATTCTGCTGCTGGCGCAGATAAAGCCAAAGCAACTCTGGCTTTTGTAGGCGCACTGTTTCTTGGGTTAACCCCAGCGTCTTGTGCAGTTATTCTAGCGCGCTCAAAAACACCTACCTCTCCTTGAAAAACATTTCCGGGAGCCCTAGAGCGAGAGTAAGCAGCTGCTTCAGCAGCTGTTTGCTGTTGAGCTTGACGCTCTCTAGCCATCATTTCAGGAGGCGGAGGTGTGACAGCAGGAGTGGGGCGCCTTTGCCGTCGTTGTTGCTGATTACCAAACTGCCTATTAAGAACATTAGCAATTTCTTTGTTAGACATGTCATCAGGAAATTCGGCTTTTCTTCCATCTGGAAGTTCTACAATTTTTGCCATAACAGATTACTCTACTCTTCCTGTATTAGCATTGTACCTAAGAGTTGCGCCTTGACCGGCTTGTTGCCCAGAAACTGATGCAGCAGGCGCTGCGTCTGTTTGGGATCTAGGGGCATCGACAAGGCCAAGGTCTTGCAGCAGTTCTCTGTTGTACCTATCTGGATTATTTATCATAAAGTCTGAAACTGAACTAGGAGCAGAAAGACCCGGAATATCATCAAAATCTGATTGTCTTGCAAGAATAACGTCATCAAGAGCTTTAATAGAATTACCAAGTCTAGTAGAAATGCCTGCTTTAACTTGTTCTATGCTGCCACTTGATCCAGCAACTTGGTCAAGCGCTTTTTGTACGTCAGCTTCAGTAACTCGCCCTTCATTATCTGCTTTGGCAATAGAAAATGCGTAAGCTAATAGCGCACTTCTTGTCTGAACAGCTTCAACAGCGCTTTCTTCAAAATTTCCGAAATCGTAATTACTTGGGATAATATTTACGCCAAACTCTTCAGCAGCCGATTCTGCTTGTTTAAGAATACCATCTCCTATTCTTGATGCAAAACCTACTACCCCTAAATCTTCAGAAGCGCCTCCCTCATAAATATTAGATGCAACTCTACCGCTTTCTAATAAAAGATCTCTTTTTTCAGATAATCTGTCTCTTGCTTTAGCAGCTTCTTTAAGAATTTCTTCTTGTGCAGGGCTTGGCGTTTGTATTTCAACACCACCAGAAGCACCTTCATAATTAACAGGTCTGCCAAAATCATCAAATTTAACTTCAATAGCTCCTTGATCTGTTGGCAAAGAGCTGCCAAACTGAGAAACTTGTTCTTGAAGTTGTTCAAACTCAGGCGTTCCCGGAGTAACAAGCCTAGAACCTTCGTCGCTTCTTAGAGATTGAAGCCTAGTAGTCACACGTTCTTTTAAGTTATCTACTTTTGGACTACTTGGAAGTTGAGAAAGTTGAGTATCAATCTGAGAAAGTGTTTGTTCTTGCTCATCTAATGATAAATCAGAAGAAAGAATTTTATTATATGCTTGATTAAGAGGGGGGATTGATTGATCTATTTGTGATCTATCAATTTCTTCTTGTGTAGGCGCATATCTTTGAGACTCTCTTAATGCAGCAATTCCTTCTGCCTGCAATCCTTCATCAAATAAAGCACTAGCAGTATTTCTAAATGCTTCGTAAGGGTTATTAGCAAAGTTTTCTGCTTGCTCTCTGCTGACTCGCTCTTGTACTCTACGAATCTTGTTAGCTCTTTCAGCGCCTTCTACATCACGACCAAGCAACTTGCTGATGCCGATGCCTAGTCCAGCACCAATAGCAGCGCCGCCAGTTTGTTGTGCGTTACCGCTGTATTGTTGCACAACTTCATTAAACAAGCCTCTGCGTAGCTGACCAGCAGTAGGCTGTTCCTGAAAAACATTACCTAGCAAAGAGCCTTGTGATTGACCTTGTGTTTGACCTCTACCGAAAGAGCCAAATCCACCGATTAGTCCGTTAGCCATATCTTATACCTATCTCTTAATAACCAGCATACGGGTTGGAGGGTATTCTTGCACCTAGAGCAAATTGCCCTGCTGTTGGTACAGATCCCGGTGCGTTTCCGCCAGCGCCACTAAAGATTGAGGACGGAAGACTTGGCAGATCTCCGCCCCCGCTAAAACCCGCAGCAGCGCCGATTCCTGCACCAATAAGAGAGCCAAAGAAGTCAGATTGCCTTTGCTGCGCTTGTTCTTGTAGCCCAAGGTTAATCTGTTGCTTTTGTAGATCAGCCTGACCAAGGTTAGCACCAAGCTGTGCCAGACCCATTGGTGCTTGACCAATATTAAGCGCACTGCCTAACAAACCTTGGCCTCTTTGGAAAGCCTGATTCTGGGCCTGCATAGCACTGTTGACTAGTGCCTGATTCTGGGCCTCTCTAAGTCCCTGAGTCTGCAACTGGCCAGTTGTTGTGCCTAACAAGCCTTGGTTAAACAACCTAGATTCTTGTGACGCCTGCTGTCTCTCAAACTGAGGAGCAAACTGTCCACTAAGAAAACCTAAAGCAGCTTGTGGACTTTGAGCTTGCTGGAACTGTCCGGGGGCTTGTCTTAACAGACCACCGTACACCCGTTGCAGTTCTGGAGATAGCTGAACATCAGCACTCCCATCACTGAAAGTAGCTTGCCCTAACGCTGAACTAGCATCGAAAGGGTTAAATTGTGCTTGGCCTACGGGGTCTCCGCCAGCCCCAAATAGCCCTCCAACAGAGCTTACTACGTCACCCATTATACTCTCCTATCTAACCGATAGACTTCTCTCTCGATACCATCATCGCAGAGAGGTTTGTGATCTAGCGTTAGTCCATAAATGTTCATAAATTTCTTCAGCTTCTTGTTATCTGTTTCTACTAGCACATAAAGTGGATTCTGGTGCAAGTCCATCAGTTTGTCTAAATCTTTGCCAAAGTCTTCACGGGTTGTCTTGTTATACTTGTAAACTTCAGCGTGAATAAAGTTGGCAATGTTCTTATAATTCTCTAGCCAGATAGTATAGTTATCTCTGTTGACTACAGGGACTCTGTGTATCATGCCTTGATAATGTAGTTCATTGCTAAGAACGGAGGCATGTTGTTATGTGCTTGGTCGCCACCAGTAGTACCGGTGTTTTTATCACCTGATTCATAGGAAGCGCGAGCTTTGTTGCCAGCAGCATCAGTAGGATTAGTAAGCCCTGAGTGGTTATGGCTTGGCATTTCGGCTTCTGTAAGCTGATGTTCATCAGACCCGCCAGAGTCACCGGGGCTAGTGCTAAAATTATCTACTCTTCCTGCGTCACTGCCACCAATACTGTTTGCGCCTAGAGCAAATCTGTCTCTAAGATCTGGAACAGCAAATGTTGTTGACCCGTCACCTTCACCAAATGTAGTACCAATGGCGTTAAATAGAGCTGAGTTAGTTGATCTGTTAAGCTCTTGGCCATTACAAAAAAACCAGCCAGAAGGTGCGCTAGATCCTGCAAATGGAATAACTGCGCCTGTGGGTGTTCCTAAAGATGCAATGTTGCCACCACTGTCTTCAATAGTGCCTGTGGCAGTGAACTGAGCAAGGTTGCCTGTAGTAGCAGAAGTTACTTTGTCAATCTTAGTAGTCGAGCTAGACGAGATGTTGTTAAACTCTGTATCAATCTCTGCACCAGACACAATCTTCTGTGGATCGCCTGCTTGCAAAGTATCCTTAACTGCAAAGTTAACTGATTTATTATAGTTCGCCATTATCGTCTACTCCTGCGAGCGATTTTGCCACCCTTGAGGTAAAGGTCAGCTTTTTGTATGTTAAGTTCTGAACCGTTAATTTCTGATTCCATGCCAAACTGGATTGACTTGCCACTGCCAGACATTCTGTACAAGACCTGACTAACAGGGTTGACACGAGAGTATTCGGCTACAGTGTACTCATCAATGCCGTACTCTGAAGGGTCAGCTAAGATTTCAATAGCATTGTTTTCTGAATCAAAGCTGGTAGGAAGAAAATCAAAGCCCCACTCAAAAGTAATTCTTGACCCGTAGCCGCCTTTAATCGTCAATACAGCTTGCTTAAAGATTTTTGTGGATGTGCTTACCTGACCGCCGCCTGATTCCCAACCAGTCTTAAACTGCATGTTGTAGCTTTCGCCGTTGTCGCTGTAACCAGTGTACAAAGCAAGATATCCGGGTTTGCCAATGTACACATTGTCTTGTCTATCTACAGCTAGGGCCGTTGGGTTAATGTCGTACCACACAAAGATTCTAGCTTTGTTGTCTGGTGTTAAGTACCGTACATTAAGATAAAAAGTAATCTTAGATGTAGGGAAAGTGATTAGGTAGAAGCCGTCATCTGCTTTGTAGCAAGACTTAATGTTTTGTGATGGCTCTGACAAAGAGAACTGTGACAGAAAGTCAGATACGTTATCTGCTAGGTTGGCTAGTGGCAAGGATCTGACATCGCCACCTGCTTGAATGTTACGGGCTAGTGAGATAACGCCTTCTTCACCAAGGAACAGGATGTCATTACCGATGTTCTGGATAGAATCACGAGCAATACAGCCCGTATTGTTGATAATATCTACGATCTGTAGCGAAGTGTTAGGATCTTCACCACCAGCAAACAAGACAATCTGTTTACGACCAAAGATAACAAGGTAGTTGTTAAACTCTTGCAGACCAATAATCTCATCTGTGCCGTTAGACCAGACTGTGTACAAGTTAATTGTGCCTGATGAACCGCCTGTTAGCGTATCTTCTTGCAGCAAATCAGTGTATCTAATCGTTTGGCCATCACCTTCAACGTACCAAACACGACCCCATGCTGACAGTGCCTCAATAGGATCTGAAATAGATACGTCAAAACTGATCTCAGCAAAGTCTCCGCCGTCAGTCTTAACAATCGGGTTATGCCCTGATTGCACACCAATAACTTTGCCATTGAAGTTAGTGAACTTCCAGTTATCAGCAGTCGGTGTGGCTGTCCCTGTTACGTTAGTGACAGAGGCAGTGCCTTCGTAGATCTCGTTACCAGCAGACCAGATGATTCTGCTAGTGTTACCGTTGTCAATGTACTCGTGGATTGTTCTTAGGTCAGGCTCGCCTGTAAGCTGACTTACACCAGCAAACGGTTGCCAGCCTTGTCTAGCAGCAATCGTGCCTTGATTAGACAAAGCACAGTTCCTAGTAGTAAGGCAAAACTGTGGGCCAATCTCTAGCCCTGCCAGCTTTGTGTTAAGTCCCAGAGAAGCTGGGCCTACAACTGAAAATGGTGTTAATAATTTAGCCATTCTACACTACAAAGAAGTTAGCTTCGTCAGAAGTGTTGGTGTTATCCCATGAGATAGCATCAGCAAGCGCGTTTGTGTAATCACGGAAAGCTAGGTCTGATAGGTAGCCTTCGTCTTCACCGCGCTCATAGATAGCTCTTGACCATGCGCCAAATGTAACAGGCTGCACAGGACACTGGATCTGTGTCGAGTCATCTGAACCATCAGTAGCTAAGTCATCTTGTGGGATAACTACGTCAAAGTTAATTGAGTAAACTTTGTCAGGAATTGGGTAGAAATCTACAACAACATCACCGTCTGCACTAAACCCGTTAAACTCAAACCACTGTGGCTGGTTCTCTGTAACGTCATCGTGGTTTAGCTGGCGCGACATCCAGCGAGTGCTGGGTGATTTTTGCAGGTAGACATCTTCTGTGTCATTAAAAACAGATGGGCGACCAGCGTAATCATAAATTAAGCGAAAACGCTGACCGCTGCCGTTAAGTTCGTACCTGAACGTACCTTGCTCTGTAGCAACCTGAATAGTGCTCTTTAGGTGCGTCCAGTTCCAAGCATCCTCTACCTCTCTTTTTGCATCGTTTACGAATGTGCCGATAAGACGCGCATAAGCGTTATCGTTAACTGATGTAACCTCGCGCTCTCTCAAGCGTCTTAGAACAGAGTTTACTACGGAGAGGTAGGTAGCCATTATTATTCCTCAGTTTCGTCTGTGAACGTCTTCTTTGGGCGTCCTGTGGACTTCTTTGGCTCAGACTTCTTGTAACGCTTTACACGCCAGAGGTTCTGCTCCCAGTGGTCTTCTGTGACTTCAAGCGTTTTGCCTGTTTGCGTATCTTCAACTGTAATCATAAAGACCTCTTGTTAAGAAGCTAGGGGGAGACTTGCTCCCCCAGCTTTTATCACCTACCTACTATTAGGAAGGAACAACTGCTACAACAGCAGCATCGTCACGCAGCTCTTGCACACCGTAGAGCATGTCTACAGTAAGCAAATCACCGAGGTATTCCTGCTTGTACTGGGTCTGTACGCGAGGAGCAACCTGAGTGACGAGAACCATTGCGCTCTCGTGGAACATGCCAGCGGCACGGTAAGTCGTGCTATCGTCATCAGCAGTCACCGTTGGGGTGTTGCTTGAAACGTAGACTTCTACACCGTAGATGTTGCCAACACGACCGTTGCGGATGCTGTTCTGAGCACCAACTTCACCAACAAACGCCTGCTCGGTGAAACGCTCAATGCCGAGAAGGTTGTTCTTCTCAACAGGAGGAATTACCAAGTAACGCTGTGACATCGGAACGTCAGCATCGTCTAGCGTCTGGATCATCTGGCGAATACCAGCATCAGTAAGGGCAGCGCCGTTACCGGTGTTGGTGTTAGCTGAACCATCATAGGCCGTGCTACCGTCTGAACCAATGACTGCGCCGCTGTAAGCAGTGCCGCCTTGGAAACCAGCGAAAAGAGCACCGAGATCGGTGTCAGCCCGCTTTGACAGAGCATAACCAGCATCATCAGTGTAGAACTGACGTAGGCTGTTTAGCGCCTGAGTAGCAACGATGTCTTCGATAAGACGGCTGTACTCAAAGTGCTTGTCGATGTTGACCTGAACCTCACCCTCAGTGTTGCTGATGAGTGTGACCTGATTCTCAGCGGTCTTCTGGTTGGCATCGCCACGGACAGGTGCAGGAATGTGAATGACATCACCTTTCTTGCCCTGATGGTTCATGTTCTTAACAAGGTTTGCTAGAACAAGGTTTGATTTGAAAGCTGCGATTACTTCGTCACTCCAGACCTCTGGGACAAAAGTTGCCGCAGCGGTTGAGGTAACGTGATTAGTACCTAGTGCCATGATTAAAATCTCCTACGATTTATTTAACTCTCCCCTCAGTATAGGCTTGCATGATTTCATCTTGCATAGACATATATCTTTGGGGGTCTTGCATTTTCATTTTGATAAGGTCCGCACGTCTGTAGACTTTCTTAGTCCCCTTATTGCGATTGCCGGTGCCTTCTAGTGTAGCCTTTTTACGGGCTTCCTTGTTGGCCTTGCCGCCATCATCGCTCACTGCTTCTGCACTACCAGATCCGCGCACTGCTTTGTACAAGTCAAAGAGTTCATTGGCTGCTTCATAGTCAAACTGGTCTGCCTTTTGGGCAAGCTCCAGCCGATACTTTGAATCACCTACGAAATCCTTAAACCCTTGCTCCTGAGTCAAGTCCTGATAGTCAGGGTGTTTCTGCACGAAAGCCTCGTGCGCCTGCTCTCTGTCCTTGCTCGAAAGCTGCTCCTTTAGCTGCTTAACCTCTTGTGCGAGGCTAGAGTTCTGGAGGTACTTATCAGTCGCTTTGCTGGGTGAGGAAAACCAATCATCGTCAGACAACACTTCCTCTTCTTTAGAGGCCACGCGCTCTGTGTTGTTCTTCTTCTGTTGGATTTCTAGCTGTAGAAGCTCATCTGTAAGTTTCCTAAGCTCTCCAACTTCGTTGCCTTTGCGCCCATACTCTTTCTCAAGATTCTGGTACATATCAACAACGTCATCAAATGACTTATTCTGAAACTTCTCAGGAACACGAGGTTCCTCTGTTGGCTGCTGCTCCGATACTTCTAAACCTTCGGTGTCTTCTGTTTGATCCACCATTGGGTCTACAATCTCTTCGCCTTCACCTGCTTCTGCTTCTGTTGGCCGATCCACTATTCTATCGTTCATCTAAAATCTCCTGCCTTATAACAATGAAAAGGGTTGTAGGAGTGGGTTTAATCAAAGCGTTAGAGCTATTGTCCAGCCCGCGCTCTGGCTTCATGGGTTCTTGCCCAGCGGTCGAATGCCGTGGGGAAACCCGGATCAGTACCATCACAACTAAAGTTGCAAGCACTGATTACTGGTTGTGCAAGTTGACCGCACTTCTTACATGAAAAAATATCAGACGTATCGTTCGCCATATCTTCCCAAGTGTAAAAACACGACTTGCACTTAATGTCAAAGATCTTCATTTGCCTGTTCTTCTATCTGAATGTACTCGTACTGTGACTCTAAGATGTTTCTAAAAGAAACTACCATGCGTAAGATTTCTGCCTGTCCTTTAGTCCTGTGTAAGTCCTCAAGGGTGTCAATGTCTAACGCTGTCTCTGTCTTTCCCTTTAGTAACTCCTCGCAATAGTCACTAAATGTTTGCCATTCAGCTTGGCTGGTTAGGCTGAACAGGTCGCTGTAAAACTTCTCTGTTTCCTGATTCTGTAACGCCATTATCACTCCCGTTTTGCTTATTAGCGCGGGCTGCTAGAAGATCCAGAATTTCTTTCTGAAGCTCTGTATCTAGCTTGTCCTGACCAAGTTCAATGTCAGCCTGCGTCTTGAGAACATCAGCATAGTTTTCCGCAGTGCGGCTTCTACGCTCTTCAATCTCAACTTGCTGTTTCTCCATATCAAGCTGCTGTTGCATTTGTTGCATCTGCTGGGCTTGTGGATTAGGTTGCATCATCTGCTCAATAACCGTTACAAGCTCTTCCTTATTGCTAAGGCTAGAGTTATCGTAAATAGCTTTGAGCATTACCATAAAGGCTGGGGATTCTGGTGGTACAGTCTGTAGCAACTGGATTAGCTGCTGCTGCTCTAGCTCCCTAGCCGTGATGCCTAGTGACGAGTGTGTGATAAAATTAATATCACGCACTGGAAAGTTTTCCTCGTCGTACTGCATGAAACGCCATGTAGCTTTGTAGAGGAAAGGCTTAATAACGCTTCTTTCAATGTTACCTAGTGTACGCTTAGAACGCTTGATAGCAGACGACATAGCCATGCTCATGCCTGATGCCGTGCTGTTGCTAGGTGAAATGTTAAGTGGTGCTGATGGGTCGCTTGTACCCGTAGCAACCCCTACCATGCGCTCTAAGTCGCCTGTGCTTTGGAAGATCGCTGGATCAACCTGCCCGAAGTTAAACGGACTAAGGATCTCACGAGGGTTACCGTTGGTTGGCACAGACTTGCCGGGGCTAACAGTAAAGCTGCTGGCGCGAGGCATCCGTGTTACGTCAACACCCATCATAGGATGCACAGTCAGTGCTAGGCCATCCATCCGCGCACGAAGCTCTGCGTCTAGTGCTTTCTGTGCGTTGTAACCTTTTTCACAAACACCACGGCCCCAGAAATTGTTAGGCACTGTGTCGTGCTGATAAGCAATCAAGGGGCGGTCTTCGTTCCAGAACGGGTTAGGAATAGCCCGCAGAATAGCTGAGTCGTTGGCAATGGTTACGATAGCTTCTACAAGGTTCTCTCCGTAGAGATCAAAGGCTACCTCGTCCTCATCATCGCCTTGCGCTCTATCAACGTTTAGGTCGACTAGCTCTTCGTCTTCGTCTAGGTCTACGTCTAGCAGGCTCTCTGGTACAAGACCAAAATACTCAGTCAGCTTGACTGCGTCTGTGTCATCGTACTCTTCGCCAGTGGTACGGTCTTCTGTAGTTACCTCACCAACATCTACTGGGTTGTAGATGCCTTCCATCTGCTTTTCAATGATCTGATGCAGTGGCTTGTAGGTAACGTGAGCACAGAACTCAGCCTCTTCAATGTTTCTAGCGGCTGGGTCAATAACAAAGTCAAAAGGAGACACTGACTCAATCTTAACTAAGAACCGATCCTTGTCCACAACATCGTAAGTAACTGCCTGCTGTGCGAGCTGCTGTGCCTGCTCAGGTGCAATTTGGCCCTGCTGTGCTGCTTGCTGGATCTGCTGGATAATCTGCTGATCTACGCTGCGCTCAACTTCTTTTGCGTTCTTTGTCTCAGTGATAATCTTGCCAATGCCTGTGCCGTAAAGCGCAGCATTAAGAAAGATCTCTGACATGGCTGAGGGTACGTCAGCTTCCTCAAACCGATCCATGAGAAAAGAGCGTAGCACCTGAAGGTCTTTGTCTTCACCTGCCAGACGATCTTCGTAATCGTCCACAAGGTCAAACCACTGCTTGCGCCCAAAGACTGCCTCTTCGTACTCAGCAACCGTTGACTCAACTGCTGACTGTAGGGCTGGAGAAATTAGCTTAGAACGCTCAGAGGCTCTTTGTTTGTCCTCGCTCGCCCAGATGCCTCTCCACAGTCTGTAATACTCTTCCCATTTTTCATTGTAGTTCTGGTCTCGGTAGCGCTCACCTTCAGTGACGCGTTGCAAGCAGTAACCAAGCAAACGACCATCGCCGTCTCTGGCGTATTCCTCGCCTTCTGGCCCGTCTTCTGCTTCTACAATAGGATTTACTGCCATATCTAGTATCCTGCTACATCATCCATAGGGAGCCACTCATCTTGGAAGTCATCGTCGTCGATGTAAGATGTAGTCGCTACTTGGTCTATATAAGCTAGGGCATCAAGCATATCGTCATGGGTAAGCGGGTTAGGAAAGTCTAGTGCCTGATTGATAAACTTCTTAGTCCATCTAGGATCATCACAATCCATAGTATCTTCAGGCAAGAACAGTCTTCCGTGCTCCATACGACCTTGCAATGCCCAAGCAATGCGTTCTGTTTTCTTTTTACCGCCGTGTGTAACGTCAATTACATGCGGAAAAACGCCTAATCGGCGCATTTGGTCTGACAAATAAGGCATGACAGCGTTTTTTAACGCACCACGCTCAATTCCTACTGTCAGAGCTTGGTAATCCTTGGCTGCTTTTAGGATTTGTACACTTGCTTCCCGAACATTCCACCTGCCAGTGCGAATTTCAGCAACGTACCATCCGAAATTCCCGACTTTGACGATGGCGATTGCCATTTCGTCGAGTCTGTCCTCTCTTGCGCCCTTTTTACTGACTTCTTCATAGCCTGCTGGGTCCACTGCAATGTAGTACATGCCCTCACCCGGCTCTTCAGGGAGGTATTTAATGCTATCTTCCTTGAAAATCTTGCCACCAGAAGCCTGAAAGGACGCAAAATACTCTTGTCGTATAACTTCTGCTGGTGTTCCCTGCTCTACAGACCGTTCAATTTCATCTTTGATGGGGATTGTCGGGTTTTCAGCCGATGAAAAGGTAAAACAAGACCACTCTGGCTCCTTGTCTTCCTTTTCTGCTAGTTTTTTGTGCTTTCTGACCTCTTCATAGAGATCAAAAAAGTGGTTCTTGCCTTCTGGAGTACCTATAAACAAGGCTTCGCCACGGCAGTCAGCCAGCGTAGGGCGAATGATGTACTCCCAGACCTCGGGTTTCATAAACGCATACTCGTCCATGACAACGTAAGACAAGCCTACACCACGCAAAGTGTCTGGCCTGTCTGCACCCTTCAAGTGTATCTCACGACCGTTAACCAGTCTGATAATACCTTGGTTTTCTAGTGTGGAGTCAATGACAGGGCGACCCATATCCTTTAGCTCGCCCCACATGATTCTTTTAGCTTGTTCAAACGTAGGAGCAATGTAGTACACTGCTCTGTTCTTTAGGTCATACCCTGCTTCGTTCTTTTCTTTTAGCCCCTCGATGAGGAGCATAACCCTAGCTAGGTAGGATTTACCAAATCTTCGTCCAGCGGCTACAACCTTGAATCTGGACGGGTCGTTAAAGACCTCAAACTGGCGGGGGTGTAGATTAAAATCTAGTTGTTGACCTGAATCAGACAAAAGCTGACCTTACGCCTGCTGCATTGGCTTTTTGCTAGGGCTTGCCATCTTAGCTGCCTTCGGCACTTCTGGTGACTTACCACCGGCCATTGCAATACGCTCGTTTGAGGCACCGCTCTTGGCATCACCTTTCATTGCACCCATTGGCTTGTTTGACATTTTATATCCGGGCATCGTTACTCTCCTATCGGTCTAAAATTCTCTGGGGGTATCTTTGTTCCCAGAAGTAAAAAAAGAATTTAGCAAACACTCTAGCAGTATCGTTACTGTTGTTACTAAACTCAAAAATGTAATCTGTGTTTGGTGCTAGGCACCTATCAACACCTGCCATGCTTTCTGAGTCAATAGACTTTTTTCCTTCTGTAAAAATCTCGTTCTGGTCAATTTGTACAGCAGAAGACAAGTCAATTGAACTTGGATCTGAATAAACAGTAATCGGCACGGTTGTATCAGCAAGGTTTCTGTTAATGTTTACAAGACTGACTTCTGTTGTGCCATCTGTAAAACTACCACCTTCGTAAAGGCTGTAAGTCAACTCTGTTGAGTCAGTAGT